CCTTAGTGGTTCTGGAACTGCTACAGTTGCTACTACTGGTGACATTACTTTGAACTCTAGTGGTAACGTCACCATCTTAGGTAACTCGGACGTTTCTATTTCTAGCCCCAATGGTAATACCTATGTTTCCACTGGAAGTGGTGACCTAAATCTTACAGCTGGAAGCGGTGACATAAATATTAACGGTGGAGCTGGTGGTATCATTCTACAAGGCGGGTCTGGTAATTTGACCCTCAGTGCCGGTGGTGGCCCTATTGAAATTTTTGGCGGCAGTCAAAGTGTTGTTTTCAGCACTAATCAAGGTGTAAGTATTGAATCCACTAAGGGCCTCCTGCTTAAGGAGCAGACAGCCCCTCCAGCTGCCCCAAACTACGGCACTTTCTATGTAAAGTCTTCTGACGGTCTCGCCTACTTTAAGACTTCTTCTGGGGTAGAGTATCAGATTTCTTCAGACGAGAAAGTTAAAATTTCTTCCACGGATACCACTACGGATTACCTGACTAATAAAGTAGTAACAGGCTCCAACAAGCTGTCCAAGACTATTTTGAATCCTTCAGGTAATGAGCAGATTTCTTTAGACGTTGTTGAGGCCAACCTTACCCACGACAACATTGGTGGCACACTTAGTATTTCTAAAGGTGGCACTGGTCAAACTACGGCTAATGCTGCCTTTGGCGCGTTGTCACCTATGACTACAGATGGAGACCTCATTACTCGCTCTGGCGGTGTTCCTACTCGTATTGCTGCCGTAGCTACCGGTAATGCCCTAATTTCTAATGGCACTTCTACTGCTCCTTCATGGGGTAAAATTGGACTCACCACTCATGTATCTGGCACTTTACCTATTGCCAACGGTGGGACTGGTCAAACCACCAATACTGCTGCTTTCAATGCGTTGAGCCCTCTTACTACCAATGGAGATATCATCTACCACAATGGCACTAATAACGTGCGTCTAGGCATTGGCTCTTCTGGTCAAGTTTTGACTGTTTCTGGTGGTGTGCCTACTTGGGCTAATGCTGTAACTAAGTATCAATTTCAGTTTAGTTTGCCTGGAAATGCTGTTAGCACCATTGGGTTGTTATCTAAGGCTAACAGCTCTACAGGTAACCCAGGTGGCTTAAAACCTACTACGTCTAGTTCTGCCCCAGGTATTAACAATGGTGGCGTTGACCCGTATATTGCCGTTCAGGATATGACAATTAATAAAGCTTATTTGAAAGTCGCACATGCGGCTACTTCAACTGCATCATTTTCTAGCCCTGCTACTGCTAAGTTTGATGTTTATAGAGTGGATTACAGCACCCGCACATTGCTCGGCACTATCACGTTCAATGTCACAAATGCTGATACAAACGATACTCTTACAACCGACCGCTACAGCACATATACTGCAACCCCCAGCATTGCATTGTCGGCTGGAGATGCTTTTGGTATTGAGTTTAGGAATGAGGGCGGTAGTCCCTCCAAGATTAACTCTCTTGGTGGCATCTTTCTTGTTGTGGAGGCTTCTTAATGAAACTGGCGTCTAAAGTCGGGGTAAAAGAATCATTAGATGACCGTATAAAGCACTACTATGTTGTTCCTAGCACTTATGATTTCGCTGGGAATGGTGCAGTAGATGTTAGTTCCCTGCAAAATATCTGGGACTTTAAACATCATAATCCTTCGGTGGATTATAAGATGTTTCGCGACTTGCTTAAGGTTCAAGTAGCTAGTGAGGGGTTTTCTAACATTGGTCCCTTTTGGCAGAAGGTTGCTGCTACTCACTTCTGTGTGTCCTCTGAGGATATTGATTCGGTTCTTACTACTGAAGAGCGCCTAGCTGCAGGGGAAGAATTCCATCGTCAATCAATCGCCGCACGTTCAGCCCGTTTTCAAAAAGCCTCAACACTGGTCTATAACAGCCTGAGCAAGGCAGACGCCCAGGAAATCGTTTATGAAATTACTCAATTTAACTTGGCCTACAACTATATACAGTTTGGTATCGAAGGAACTGAGCAGGGTGATATTGACGGTCTGTTTGACTATCTTAACAGCACAGGTGTTTTTTCAGGAATGGGGCTTCGAGATAAACGCTTTTCTACTACAAATGGGCTTACACTAGCACAGCTTGCTGATAAATGTTTAAATATCTTGAAAGGGCTTGCATAGCCCACTAATTCACCTATTACACTAGGAGCCAGGCAGATGTCTCTATACGGTCTCTCGTCATACGGTCTATCTGTTTATGGTGCTGGTGACAGAGAGAACATTTTTTGGGAGTGGCTACCCAGAGTCTACAAGCGCCTAGATACTAAGGGGCAGCTTGAGAGGTTCTGTCTGATTTTCTCCTACATGTTTTGGGTGAGGAAACAGAGTATTCAAGACCAATTGAATCTTTTTAACGTCAACACCTGCCCTTACGAATACCTACCCTATCTTGGCTGGCTTGTAGGTGTTGATTTTAATTACGATTTGGAGGAGCGTTACGCTAGGGCTGAAATTGCAAACGCCATAGCTTTTTACAAAACCAAGGGCACAGAACAAGCAGTCTATGATTTTGTTCGTAACATCACAGGCTGGAAATCTACTCTTGTGCTTCAAGAGGGGTTTGCTTTCTTTACAAACACCATTGGACATTGGACAATCAACGTTAATGACCCAACCGCTCCAATGCCCCTTCCTTCTGCTTATTCCCCTTTCATTGGTGGCCAAGATGACATTGTAAAATACACCTTTGGTGGATTCAAAAAGAAGTATGGGTTGACCTCTTACTGGCTTATTCTAAATATTCCTGAAGAGGATATTTCTAGTGCCGCCAAAATTAATAAGCTTACTCGAATCAAGGATGACTTAGTTCCTATTACAGGGGTCATTACTGATATTATTGGCGTGACCTTCTTTAGTGACGCGTATGACCATGTTTCTGAAGTCACTGAGGATTACGACTCCACTGACATTCAGGAGCTTACTAGCTACCTTTACTCGCATGGCCCTGTTGTATATAATGACTCAGTTGTAGGCATGTCTTACATTATTTCTAACACGCTGACTTTCACAAACTCTGCTTTAAATTGGACTCCACATACCGCAATTCAGGATGGGTATGGGTTTGTTCCAGCTTAAGTTCTTAAGTTTTCTTAAGCTTTAAGCTATAATATAAACATAAAACATAATAGGAGACCGCAATGCCTGAACAAGACAGTTTGTATAAAGATAGGATGATTGGAGAGTTCCAAGACGTCATCACCAATGTAGAGACAGGTGAGGTCATCGTTGTTCCGTGGCAAAGGAATATCATCGTCAATACTATTGGTAATCTGATTGCCGCACGGTTTTTTGGTAACCCTGGAGATACTAATGACGCCCCTATCGGTTATTGGGCTATTGGTAGTGGTAATAGTTCATGGGACGTGACTCCAGGTATTGCTACTGCTTCTGATACAATTTTAGTGAACGAGTTTTACAGAAAGGCAATCTCTCCTGGTGATATAACTTATATTACTCCAGGAGATGTTCCTACTTCGTCCAACACTAACAGGCTTCAGATTGTGTTGACGTTTAGCACTTCTGAGGCTAATGGTTCATGGCGTGAGTTCGGTATTTTTGGCGGCTCTGCTACAATTGCCCCCAATAGTGGCCTGATGATTAACCACAAGATTCATGGCCGCATTGACAAGACTTCCGCCATTTCAATCACCCGCACTATGCGGTTCACCTTTTAACTACTAAGGAGTTTTTATATGGCCCCTCCTACCTTCTCTGGTGATAGTTTCGACATAGACAAAGGCTACTCTAAGGTCGCCCTTGGCCAAGGTCAGCCTTTGTTTGATTCTGACTTTAATGAGGCTCAAGATATTAAGCGTTACACTGAGCGTGCTCTAGGTAAGGCCCACAATCATCCTTTTTTCCAGAGTATCTTCCTAAGTGGTGGGCCAGCACGGTATCAGCCTCATGCTCTGTATCTGTTGGATGGGCGTCAACTTATTCCTGCTGCTCCAGGTGTTTACCCTACAGCAGGAATCATTTTTGCCAGCTTTAATGCAGGAAATCTTCAGTTCATTATGTCTGATACTAGTAGATTCTATGCTAATGGGCGCTACTTTACAGTTCCAACAGGCGTGTTGTTGACCGTTCCTGCGTCTTGGCTAAACTCTATTCCTACTGTTGGCGCAGGTAACATGAAATTCTTTCTTTCTGCAATTATTGAGGATGAACTCATAGACTCTACTGTTGACCCTAGCCTCATCAAGCCTATTGGCTCGTCAAATTTTGAGCCGAGTTCCCGCTACCGCACTAAGGTTACTTGGTTCGTTCATTACGGCAATACTACTTCCCCTGCTGGACCTAATGTATCTCCTTGGACACTGAATAATAGTGTTTCCAATCCTATCAAGGGGTATGACTACCCTGCTAACATTGTTTATGACCCTTCTGGTTCCGTTAATTGGAAATCGCCCTTCAACTCTAATATGGTAGATGAGACTAAGTTTCTTGTTAGCTATGGTGTGTGGAGTCTCGCTACCGCAAGCACGTTTGACCCTGCCAGCCCTTTTATTTCTCCTAATATAGCTCTTCCCATTAAGGCTACGTATATTTCTACTGTAGGCACTACTCTTAGTTCTGCTTCTTTGCCACAGGCCACTGCTAAGGGATTCGCTGAACTGGGGATTCCCAGTGACTTGTCGCTGAGCAATAGCGTAGGCTCAGTATCCCCGACAGTTAGCACTATCACTGGTCCACAGTCCCTTCCTGTGACTTTCCATCATGCTTCTGCACTTGGCGGACCTACCTACCGTTTAGTGACTGTGAGTTTTCGTCTCACTAGCACTGGCACAGCTCCTGTGTCTGGAAGAGTTTTTGTGCAGAGCAACCTATCTCCTGGCCCTAACACTAGCATTGTGCCGTATGGTCATTATGAGTTGGCTGCATCGTCAAGCTCTTTTGGGCGTGTTTATGGTTTCCATGCCACGTTTCTTATCAGTCCTGGTGTCACTGATTTGTATTTCCAGGCTGAAGTTCCTTCCGCCAACATGGAAATCACTATATCACAAGTTTCTCTTCAAGTTTCTGAGCTGCGCCCGGTGACTACTCCTATAATGACTGCATATGATGCTCTTGCAGGGTTTTAATAAAGGAGGGTGAATAAATGGCAACTGTATATATAAAACGTCCTTGCTCTCCTGAGGAAAAGGCTAGATTGATTGAGTTGGTCTCTCCATTTCCTCTATATAATCAGCACTTTAAAACAGACAGTTCCGAAGTTTTGGCCAAGTTCGAGAACGTCAGCGATGAGTTCGTGAACTACTTGGCTACTTTGCCTGGTGTGTCCTTCATTACTGAGGACCAATTCAACGACGACCTTCCTAACTACCCCTCCTAAGAGGTGTCATGGATTGGCAAACTGTTTCTGTCATTCTTGGCTCAGTAGCTCTTGTGGCCGCCGCGGTTGCTGGTGCTGCCGTTAAGATTTACTCTAACAACACCCATTCGACACCTCCTAAGAGTGGGGATAGCTTGCTCGCCCGTGAAGTGGCAGATTTAAGGATAAAGTATGAAGAATTGGAGGCTAGAGTGCGTCCGTTAGAGAACAACCTTCCTGCAATGAACACCAAGCTCGACCATCTCCGTGACCAAGTGAACGACGCTCGTGGCGACATCACTAAACTCTACGATAAGATGGATGAGCATTTCCGTATGATAGTCACTCTTGTCAATGGTGGAAAAACTGGTCCCTCAAAGGATAACATCATTCATAAGGGTTGATTCATAGGGGTTAATTCATAGGGGGCAATTAACCATGGCTAAGCCCGTAGTGACCATTACCCGCACAGAGTCTAGTGACGAAGGAACCTTTGGGGTCTTAACCTTCCAAGGCAGTGTTTTTTCATACAAAACAGGTGAACTTCCTTGGAGGAATAACGCACCTGGTATATCCTGTATTCCTGCCGGCACTTATGAGTGTGCTACTTGCTTTAGTTGGCGTTTTATGAAGACCCTTTACGAAGTTCGTGGTGTAGAGAATAGGAGCAACATTCTCATTCACTCTGCTAATTGGATGGGTGATAAGAGCAAAGGTCTAAAGTGTCAACTTAATGGCTGTATCGCTCTAGGCAAGCGTATTGGGGAAATTGCTCCTTACAAGCAGAAAGCCCTACTATCTTCTAATGTAGCCGTAGAGCAATTTATGTTGGAACTTAAAGGTCAGGGCTTCACCCTCAACATAATCAACGCTTTTCCTGTGGTGTCATAATGGCCTATAAACTTTAGACATGTGAATCATGTAAATAAGGAGTAGCCAATGGGGACTCAAATCTACTTTGCTACTAATCGTTGTGCCGTGAATGACCCACCTACGGACTTCAATCATAACTTTAGCTCTAAAGGCCTTCAAGATTTACGTTTTGGTAAGGCTATTATTGACGTCAATGCAAAGCCTGAGAATTGTATCATTGACTTGGCTGTCGCCCCTGAAGTTATTGACAGTAATAACCCTTCCTTGTCAATTCTTGGAAGTAAGGCCATTTACAAAGATATCAAAGATAAAATGCTTTCCGGGGGCAAAGATACCGTTGTAATGATTCATGGCTATGCTACGTCTTTTAAGCAAGCTCTTAAAGGTGCGGCTATTTTTAAAGAGGTTTATAAGAAATTCGACTTTAATGTTGTGATGTTTACTTGGCCTTCTGATGGCCGCAATCTTCCTCAAGACTACGGTAATGACCGCCACGATGCTAAAGCTTCTGGAATGGCTGTTGCCAGAGCTATGATGAAGCTGGTTGATTTCTTACGGCCTAAGAATCTTGGTCAGCCTTGTGGCCAAAAGCTTCATCTGCTCGCTCATAGCATGGGCAACTATGTTTTGAGAAACGCCCTTTGGGAACTCAAAAAGATGTATCCAGGACAACACCTTCCTACTATTTTTGAGAATATCTTTCTTATGGCGGCAGATGAAGATAATGACGCCTTTGAAATGGAGCAAAAGTTTCGAGATTTGCCATCCCTAGCAAGGCAGGTTAATGTTTATTTCAATAAGTATGATAAGGCTCTTTGGTGCAGTGACCTTACTAAGGGCAACCCTGATCGTCTTGGTAATACAGGCCCACGAAAGCCTTTAGATGTTCCTGCTAAAGTTGTTTTGATTGATGTAAGCGCTTTAGACCCTTTTACTGATTTTATTGGCCATGGTTATTATGATAGTTGGAAAGGGGTCATAGATGATGTTACGGCTGTTTTTGAAGGTTTAGAACCTGATAAAATTCCCGGCCGTCATTATGTTCCTTCCGCCAATAAATATCGTTTAGGCTAGTCAGATTTCCCACCATACGACTCCTGCCAAACATAGAGCCTTAACTAGGACCGCCCATCCTAGTTAAGGCTCTCCCACCTTTTTTTAAGATTTTTAAGGGAATTCAAGATTTTAAGGGTAGTTAAGATTTCTAAGGGAACTTAAGGTTTTTAAGGCCCTCTTAATCTTAACTAGGTAATTAGGACGTTAATTTTTCTTGGATTTTAAGCCTTTATTAATTTTAGCTTTCTTATGGCGGTTAAGAATCTTAATAAAAATCCGATTTTTTCTTTATTTTCAACGATTTTATTTTGTTGACCGATTTCTCTTATTGTTATATACTTAGTCATGCCGAAAAAAAGTATGGAATTAAGGGCTAAGAATTAAGGGTTAAAACCAAGGGTTAGGGCTTAGGAATTGAAGCTCTATTATTACGATTTTAAGAATAGATAATTTGGCTTTGTTATAAAGTATAACTACCTATAGCGTATTCTATATAGATATACAGATTCTATATGGATATACGTAATACATACTATAAGCTAGCTATAGTGCTTCTTATAGAGTAATCAAGTTCCGAAAAAAGGTATAGTTACGAAAAAAGGTATGGGCTGATTAAGAATTTTGGCTATGTTATAAAGATAGTTATTGAATACGTAACAATCGGCATTAAAGCTTAGCTCAATGCCGAAATGGCGAAGCTTTGTCTTGATGCCTTAATTTTGCAATTTTGCGTTGAACGCCTTAACGCACCAGGAGACATAGTATGAGTTTTAAAGGGCAACTTAAGTGGAATCAAATTGAGATGGCCAGGTTTCGCCTCAGAGCAAAACGTGTTATTGATAAGTCTTCTACTGGGCTGGGTAAGACAGTTTCAAGTTTGGCCGCCGCCGAAAAGCTTAAGGATGCGGGTTATACCGATAAGTGTATCTGTATGGTTAAGGCTAATCTTATTGAAGAATGGGAAGACCAAATTGAGCAATTTACTGATTCTAAGTTTATAAGTATTTACAGTCCTAGTAAGGACGTTCATAAGCTAAATGAATTTCTTAATTCTGATGCTTATTATTTAATCATGTCCGTTGAATCGGCCGCTACTTTAGCAGGGCGTGTTGATGGACAAAATATTGAATATGGGCCTCTTTTTGAGACTTTGCACGCTATCGGCGTTAAGCGCACTATTCTTATTCTTGATGAAGCTACCAAGATTAAGAATTACAGGGCTAAGAAAACCCAGGCGCTAAAGCTTCTAAGCGCCAAGTATAAATGGGCTCTTACTGCAACTCCTTTAGAGAATAGGCCTGATGAAGTGTTCTCTATTGCAAATTGGGTGCGCCCTAATGCTCTTGGTTCATGGTGGGACTTTGATAGAACATACATTCGGCGAGGTATGTTCAGAGAGATTCTTGGATACCATAACTTGCACCACTTGCACGAAAGGCTAAAGCCTTTTATGCAGGGTCATAGCGACAAAGACCCTCGTATTCAGGCTCTCATGCCTAATAAGATAGTGCAAAACTTTTTTGTGGACCTTTCTCCTGAAGTGAGCAAGGTCTATGACATAGTTAGTGACCAAGCGTTAGAGGATTTAAATAAGTTGGCTATGAAGAGCGCAGAGCTTACCGAGTTGGGGTTTTTTGATGAGGAAGCACAGGAAGCTCTCGCAGATGGCATTAGCGAAGTTGATAAAGCGCAAGCCGCCGCCATCACTAAGTTTATGACTTTGCGGCAATTGTGCTGTAGCCCTGAGCTCGTATTCACAGGCAATTCTTGGTTCAACAAACGGATGATTCGAGAGGGCGTAATTACCAGTAGGCTTAAATACGCTAAATGCCCTAAGTTGGATGAGTTGAAACGTTTGGTTCGTATAGCTATTACGGGACATCCTGATAACAAGGTAGTGATTTTCTGTTGGTTCACAGCTATGCAGGACATCTTTTACCGAGAGCTAGTTAAGATTTACGGTAAGGATGCCATTGTGAAATTCAATCATAATATGACGCCTCGTCAGCGTAAGGAAGTTAAAAGAAGGTTTAACTCCGACCCTAAGGTTCGCATTTTTCTTAGCACCGACGCTGGAGGGTATGGCATCAACCTTCCTGCTGGTAATTATCTTATTAACTATGACTTGCCTTGGCACCCAGGTGCTTTAAAACAGCGTAATCGTATCACTCGCTTGTCTTCTAAATGGAAGACGAATTACATCTGGAACATCATTACCCGTAACACCGTAGAGGAGCGTATCTATGACATCAACAAGGAAAAGCAAGGTTTAACGCAAGCAGTAATAGAGGGTAAAAAATTGGATTTGAACAAGGCACGCAAGGAGAGTCTCCGTAACTTTCTGAATCGCAACCGTAAGGTGCATCAATGGAAGGACGGTAAGCCCTTCTTGCCTTCCACAGGAGGAACCATGAACTATTCACAGGAGGAACCATGAAATTTAAGATAAAAGGTAAGAACGGGCATAAGATTGAAAAAAAGAAAAAGCCAGTTGTTTCCGAAAATCCAGAGCCACTTTCAGAAGATGAGGAATTAGTAGCGAAGGCCGCTTCCAAGATTGAATCAGAGGTTTCTGAGGAAGCTCCTGCTCTAGATTTAGATCAAGCTCCCTTGAATGATTTTGAGCAGGATGTTCTTAAGTTCTTGAAGCTCAAGGAGGTTATTTCTGAAGCTTCTGAACAAGCAGAGAAGCTCAAGGAAGCTATTAAAAGTTATGTAAGAGATGTGGGCGATGTAGATTCTAAAGGTAATCGTTTTATTTATGTGGTGATTGAAGGTAATAGGCATATCGTTTTGTTAGAGCGTCGTGTGAGTTCACGGCTTAATGAAGCCAAAACCCTCTCTTTACTCCGTGGCAAGAATTTGGAGTATTGCATTGAAGTGGTTGAGAAGGTGAACGAAAACGCATTACAAGACGCCTATAACAAGGGCGAAGTCACCGATTCCGAGATGAAGGATTTGGTCATTAGCAGTGAATCTTACGCTTTAAAGGTTATGGAGGATAAGAAGAATGAATCGAGCCAATAAAGAAATTAAGGCCGCTGGTGACTTACTTAATGATGGTAAAGCATACACCATCGGAGGTAAGAGAATCATTCTTTACCCTATTGGCACTTTGGCTACAGAGTGTGGTAAGTCGCCCGTAACTTTGCGTAAGTGGGAGGCTGATGGTCAGCTTCCTAAAGCTCCTTTCCGTGACGGCAGTAACCGGCGTATGTATGCTAAGGAGCATATCGCTCTTATTAAAAAACTTGTCGCAGATGAGAATCTGACTAGTGGGGTTCATTTCAAAAAGACTAACTTTGCAAAGAAGGCTCTAGAAGGGTTTAAGAAATTGACCCTTGATAAACTAGAAGCTCACGTTACAGAAGACGTTACAGAAGAAAAGGAGAAGCCATGACAAAACTACTACGGAAGAAGAAGCGCTCAGCAGCGAGCGTTTTAGAAACAGCAGTTTCTCAGCCCAATTTAGGAACTTCCACACCTCAGGCTAGGGTTCGTTTTGAAAAGACCATTCGTTTGTCCCATCAATACCAGAGTGTGGAATTTAAAGTTGGTCTTGACCTTCCTTGTTCTGTTGGAGACGAGCCTGCTACATACGAAGAATGTCGGAAAATCGTTGACGATCAACTGGAGCGAGCTGTTGCTTTATCTATGGCGGACACTCAAAAATTGACTGAGCTTGCCGCTAAGGTGATTCAATAACACATAAACTGCTATCTTAGGGAGCGCAATGGGGAATGAAAAGCACAGCCCAATTCTACCGATTCCCTATTGGTTCCATCAGGTCTTAATGGAAGAAAAGTTGACAGTGGCTAAAGTCGTTTGGTTTTTTCTTAACAAATCCTTGGAGCAAGGTAAGAACGAAATTTCTTGCTCCGTTAGCAGGCTTGCTCGGATTATCCGTTCAAGCTCTGTTCATACAGCCTTTGAAGCTCTTAAAGAAGCAATGTCAAAGGGCTATATAAAAAGAGTGTCTGAAGGATACGTTAAGAACGGGAAGATGAAAGCCGCAGTCTATAAAGTCAACTGGAACTTCTTAGAAGACGGAACCGAGAATCGTGTAAGAAAGACCTATCAGTATATCTTGAGAAAGTGGCATACAAATCCTCGCGCCATTACTGATGACGCAGATAAATCTGATAAGATTCTACGAGCCACCCTTAATGCTAATAGGGTTATTAAGGCTGCAAAGCCAAAAATGTCCTTTGAGGATATTGAGAAAGTGGCTACTCGAAGTGGTCGTTTTGGTGCCGCATTTGAGAATGAAGATTGGAAGGTGAAGCAGGACGACTACATTAAAAGAGTTATGGCTAAAATTAATCAAGGTAACACAACAGCACTTACCCCTGCTGAGTTGTGGCGTTATTTTCAGTTTAAATATCAGACGCATTACAGGGTTAAGTATCTGGGAAACATGGGGGTTGAATTGTTTCTCATTAAGAAGATGATGGCTGAAGGTGTTACTCAGAGAGACTTTGTGCAGATGACTGATTGGCTCATGTCTGGGCAGAACCAGTTTGAGTCTCCTACAATCAAGTTATTAAGCACGAATTGGCGTCAGAAGATTTACACAGAGTCTCAAAAGTCTGCCAAGATTCGGCAGATACCTCGCCGTGCTATTCTCTCTTAGGTAGCACGTCTTAATTGAATAACCCTAATAGAAGGAGTCCATAAATGAGTGGATTTACCTATGTGTCTGGGACTGCTACACCAGAAAAGAACATGTCCCGTTGCACCGCCTGCGGGAAGTTTCTTGACCGCAATCTTAAGTGGTGTGTTGATTGTCTCAACGACCTTCACATTGCTTTGACAGTGGCTAACATTGATTTAAGTAAGCGTCATCCTGCGGTTGATAGGTTTGGCCCAGGCGGTATTGATGACTATACTAAATAAGGGAGGCCATTGTGGAGGAAGGTAACATTTCTAATAGAATGGCCCCTTTCCTAGCTTTTGACGCTGAGCTTCTTATAGGGGTTCCAGCTAGGGATTTGTTGAAGGTGAAAGTCCTCGAATCCCTTAGGCTCTATAATCAGTCTAAAAGGTATTACCTTTCTGTTCCTGGTTCCGCAGAGTGTTTGGAAGTTTTGTCCCGTTTTTACAACATTCTGATTGTAAAGGTGGGGCCTAAGCATACGTGGGAGCCAACCAGAGACCTTTTGGCCACTTACTATTACAACACTCTTTGTTGTGTTAAGAGCGAGAATGAGTTGAAGGAACAACTTAGTCACTTCAGGGTAGTTAACTACTTGACTATGATTCCTACTCGGCGCTCTATGTTTCCTTTTGCTACTGAGTTTAGCGGGTGGGATGAACTTCGCATTATTAAAGCAACCCCAGTTTGAGGAGTCTATGCCTACAAAGCTGGATATAGAATCTGCTTTCATAGCATCCGTTGTAGAACAAAAGGCTTTAAAGCAAGCTCTCAACGAGAAGATAGATGAGACCTTCTTTTTCGGCGCTAACAACAAATTGGCCTTTAGATGGTTGCTCAATTATTTTCGTCAATACGGAGGCATGCCTTCTAAGAAAGTTTTTTGTTCTGAGAATAAGTCTTTCGAGTGGGTTAGCCAAGAAGAGCCTACAGCTTTTTGGATAGAGAAATTAAAGGCTCGAAAGAAGAGAGCCATCCTTAAAGATGTAGGCGAGAAGTTTTGGGCAGAGCTCCAAGACGGTAATACCGAAAAAGCCTACTCCCTTCTTAAAGAGGGCATCCACAAGGTCAATATTGAGCTTGAAAGCTCATCAGACAAAGACTGGACTAAAGGAGCTATCAAGCGAGCCAAAGACATTAAGGCTCTTAAAGACCGTCAAGGTTTGTTAGGTATTCCTACTCCTTGGAAGCAGTTCGATGACCTTTTCATGGGTTGGCAAGATACCCAACTTATTACAGTGTTTGGGAGACCATCAACAGGAAAGACCTTTGAAATCTGTCTTTACGCTTACCATGCTTGGAAGCATGGTTTTAAGCCCCTTATCATTTCTAAGGAAATGGGGGTTCCTGAAATTGAGAAGCGCCTTGACGCCATGAACACTAAGATTGGCCATGAAAAGCTGCGCAAAGGTAATTTAAGTAAGTCCGAAAGGATTATTTTGTTCAGGGAAGCTAAGAAGCTTAGTGCTTCGCAAGTTCCGTTTTACATTTCTGCAGAAGAAACCTTAGAGGGTGGCGGAATTAGTAACGTCGCCGCCAAAGTAGAGGAGTATCAGCCAGATATCGTGTTTATTGATGGTGTGTATTTGATGGATGATGAAGAAGGAGGTAAAAGTAAAACCGAGAATCTTTATAACATTACTAGAGGGCTGAAGCGTGTTGCAAGGGTTTATAAGGTTCCCATTATAGTTACTACCCAGGCTGGACGTGGCAGTGCCAGCGTTAAGAAAAACGATAGGCTTTCTGGTGTTCAATGGTCTGACAGTTTTGGTCAAGATTCAGACGTAGTAATTGAACTGATTCAAACGGCTTCTATGAAAGGAGCTAAAGAGATGTTACATAGGGTAGCTAAACAGCGTGAAGGTATGGTTGGTGACCTATACACCAAGTGGGATTTAAATCTTATGGATTTTAGCCCTATAAACGCCACAAGTGAATACGTTGAGAGCATTGAGATTGAGGCTCAACAAGAAGCTGAGGCTCTATGAGACTTTCATTGATTCTGCCGACTTTTGTAATTGTTGTCAGCGCAGGAGCAGGTATTGTTTATCTGCTCTGCGGTAACATCAAGATGGGTGTCTATTGGATTGGCACAGCAGTAATTAATGCTGCTTCAACCTATTGGTAAAAGGAAAATAGTCATGCTAGATGAGCTTTTAAGGCGCTATCCAATCAATAGGTCAAGGCCCACTAGCAATGGGCTTATTGGTGCTTGTCCTTTTCACAAAAATGGTCAGGAAAAGAAGCTCTCATTCAGTATGAATGAGGAGGGTTTGTGGACGTGCTTTTCCGGTTGTGGTTCAGGTAACTTGGCTCAGTTTATTCATAAATATGCCAAGGTTCCTATGGGTAAGGCCGTCATGCTCGCTGAAGAACTTACGATGGCAGAAGCTTTTTCTGAAAGCCTTAATAATAAGGGTTTTGTTGACCGAAAAGCCGCTGAAGAACAAGAGCAGGAAGAAAACGAAGAAAGGTTTAGGCAACAGTTCAAGTTCTACAAGTTGTTTAAGCATGACTATTTGTTGAATCTAGGCTTTACTACAGAAACTCTTGAAGCTTTCCGTATAGGATACGACCCTGACAATGACCGTGTTGTTTTTCCGATTTTTGATAAAGATGACAAGCTCAGGGGGTTTCAATATAGAGGCACTAAAGAGAAGATTTACACTACTGAGTTCGGTTTTAAGAAAAATAACTGGCTCTTCGGTGAACACCTTCATAATAAGCGTCATGGTATGCCTTGGCTAGTAGAAGGTCCGACAGACGCAATGTGGCTTTATCAGAAAGGTTTCCTAGCATTTTCCTGTATGGGGGTTAAGTTTTCTGAGCGGCAAGCTGATAGATTGTGCGCCCTCGGGTATGATAAAATTCTACTTGCTTTCGACAATGATGACGCAGGTAGGGAGGCTGTTGGTAGAGCTAAACTCATTCTAGGGAGGCGTGTTGATGTTTACCTAATGGACTACTCGAACATGGCACAGAAAGACTGGAAAGGAATGTCGAAGAAAGATTTACTGTATTTTTCATCCACTGCAAAACTCGCTAGGAGATAGCAAATGAAACTCATCAAAAAGAAGTCTGACTCCACAGGAGAGGCGTCAACCGCTCCTTCTTCTATTAAGAATTCTGGTTGGATGGCTACCGGCTATGAAAGCATGAAGAAGCATATTGCTCAGCAGGTCGCCCAGAAAAAGTCATCCTACGTTCCAGAATTTTGGCTTAAGGATGGAGAGGAAGCCGGTATTCGTATCCTGACAGAGCCTATCTGCATTTTTTCACACCGTTTAATGCGTCCTGGGCGCAAGGTTCCTGATATGCTTACTTGTCTCGAAGGGACAGGGCAATTGTGCCCTTTGTGTGAAGCTGGTCAGAAAGCTTACCCCCGTCAATGGCAGGCGGTTTATGCTGTGATTGACCGTCGTAAGGAAGAATGGGTTGACAAGCAGGGGACTAAGCATAGGCACCAAAACCGAGTTAAGCTTTGGAGAGCTGGTCAACGTATTGCTGGTCTTCTGGAAAAGAAGCAAAGCAAATTCGGTGACCTTCGTAACTATGAACTTGAGATTTCTCGCACAGGCACCGCTTTTAATACCATGTATTCTATTGAGGTAGGGAATAAACAGCCACTTACCGCCGCTGAGAAGGAAGCCCGTGACAAGTTTGACATTATCAAGGTTATTCAGCCTAAGACACGGAGTGAACTTCTCGCTCTAATCGGTGGTGTTGCTGAGGAGGAGTCATCTGAGGATGGCCCTATTGACGAAGGTTTGGATATCTAAGTCTAAAATGGCACGCACTGTGGGTAGGGTTAATTCTTGGTCCTACCCACAGTGCATTTTATAGGATTAAACATGAGCATCAAACCTCCTAAGAAACGTCCAGTTATTCTGTCTCCTAAAGTGTTGGACGGGTATGTTGCAGAAATGCTTAAAGGTGACTGCGCTACCGTGGACATTGAGACAGATGATAGTTTGGATGTTATTCATAATCCTACTATTGTTGGGATTTCGTTTTATAACGAGAAGATTGAAGGCCCCTTGTTTGTGCCTATTTCGTTTAATACGTTTAAAAACCAGATGACCGTTCAGGCGTTGGTAAAGAGCATCCAGCCGTTATTTAGTGCGGAGCATTTTACGATGATAGCTCACAACGCCAAGTTTGACATCGCCATCTTAGAACACTTTGGCGTTAAGACTAACTGGGGCCGTATTCATTGCTCTCAGGTGCTCTCATTCCTTCAGAATGAGAACAAACGAACTGGACTTAAGGACAGAGTGTTTTGGGAGTTCAACTACCGAATGAAGAGTCTTTCTGACATTCAGGGCAAACGCAACACTAAGGCGTTTATTCCTATGGTTGACCTTCCAGCAGATAAAATTACTGATTATTGCTCTGACGACGCCTACTGGTGCTATTGGCTTTATCAGAAATACAAGAAGGAGCTACAGCAAGATAAGTTTCTCTGGAACTACTACATTAAGCTTGAAGCCCCTTTTGTCAAAGTTTTAAAGGATATTCATAAAAGGGGTGTTCACATTAATAAGCCGTTCCTTGAGAAGCTGGATAGGAAAGTAGGTAAGCTGAAAGATAAAGCAGAGGAAGATATACTTAAACTTGCCAGGAAGCCAATTAACGTCAACAGCCCTGCGCAGTTGACAAGGCTTCTATTCAAAGACTTGCACTTACACCGCACATTGCCCAATCCAGAGATTCTGGCCACTAATAGTTCTGGTTTTGCGGCAAACGCCGAAAACTTAGAAATTTTAGCTGGTAAGCATCCGATTGTTGATAGGATTCTCGACTATCGGATGTATGCGAAGTTAAAGACTACTTACACTACGGGGTTGTTGGAAAGACTCGGTGACGGATACAAAAAGATTCACTGTAACTTCAATCAAACGGTTGCAGTTACAGGACGTCTTAGTTCGTCCGATCCGAATTTACAGAACATTCCATCAAGGTCTGACTTAGGGAAACAAGTGCGTTTGGCTTTTGTTCCCCCTAAAGGTCATTCTTTTATTGTTGCTGACTATTCCAACATTGAGTTGAGGATTTTGTGCCATATGAGTCAAGACAAGACTATGTTGGAAAAGTTCTCCAGCAATGAAGACCTTCATGCGCTTACGGCAAGTTTCATTTTCAAGAGACCGCTCAGCGAGTGTGATAAATCTACTCCTGAGGGTAAAAAGAGAAGAGAGGCTGGGAAGACTTTGAACTTCGGTATCATGTATGGTATGGGGCCTTGGGCTTTAGCTAAGAGTCTTAATATCTCCGAAGAAGAAGCCCAGAGATTTATTGATGAGTATTTCACCCTATACCGTGGCGTTTATGAATACATTAAAAAAGTTCAGGATTTTGCCACTAAGAATGGATACGTTAGAACGCTGTTTGGGCGCAAACGTCGCCTTCCTGAAGCCCAACTTTTAGATGGGTTCTTCAAAAAAGAGCGTCAACGTGCTTTGCGCCAAGCGGTAAATTCTATTATTCAAGGAACACAGGCAGAGATTATAAAACTTGCCATGATTAAGCTTCAGAAGCGCTGTAAGAAGGCCAAATTGCGTCTTCAAGTTCACGATGAGCTGGTGGCAAGTGTCCCTACTACCGATGCTCAGGAAGTCGCCAAAGTCTTCAAAGAGTGCATGATGTTCCCTACTGACGATGACAAGAGGCAGATTCTTTCAATTCCAATGGAAGTTGATCTTGTTATTGTTGATAGTTGGGGAAAAGCCAAATAGGAGGCTATGTGCGAAAGTTCTTGCTGTCAATACTCTTGCTAGTTCCAGTGGCGTTGCACCCCCATGAATGGGATTTACGAAGTCCTAGCAGGGAGGATTTTTTAAAGTTGTCCTATCGTTTAGCTAGTAGAGCCCAAATGTTTGTTGGGCCAAAAGCAGAAGAAAATAAGAAAAGGGTTATTAGTGTCACTCGGGATGTATACGACATTTGGTATGAGCATCGTAAAGGAAAGCTCCGGGCTATCAAAAGCCCGACATTGCCACTGGCGCTGTTTTACACTGAAAGTCATTTACGGCCCATAGTGAGTGTAGCTAACTGTTATGGGATTTCTCAGATGGATTTAAATAGCGCCAAGTGGATTTGCAAGCTCTATGGCATTCCATACAACCCTAAGACCCTTCATATAGACCTTATGAAGAATCAAAAGTTCAATTTGCTTGTAGGAATGTGCGAGCTAAATCAGCATTTATTGAATTGGAATGGCAATGTTGACCTCGCCATCCTTGGATATAAATGCGGGGATAATCGAGTTAAACAGCTTATTCTTAATGGAGAACTAAAAGGTAGATACGAATGGTTCTACGCCAACGTCTTTAAATACCACAGTATTTTGGAAGGGCATTCTCGGTTTAAACTGGTTCCTGTCCTTAATCCTTATAATGATAATGGAGAGCTGACTATCGAAAAATACTGGAGACCTAACCGTAAGCCTTAGTCTTCAATCTTCCCACTTCTCACTAGGAGTATTGTTCATGTCAAAGGCACTACGAAACAGTCCTACTCAGAATCGTCCTACGGTTTCACCTGCTGTTCTTCAGGTGATGAACAAAATCAACAAGACCTACGGTGAGGGCACCGTGGTTTTGGGAAATGAGGCTAAGCATATGAAGGTGCGCCGAATTAAGTCGGGCATCTTTGATTTGGACTATGAAATTGGTGGTGGTTTTCCCTTGGGCAGGGTCGTTCAAATTCACGGTCCATTTAGTTCAGGGAAGACCACCATTGCAATGCTTCTTGCCGCACAAATTCAGAAAAAGAAAAGTAAGAACCTTGTAGCTTATCTAGACGTTGAAGGCACTTTTGATATTGATTGGGCTAAGACCCTTGGTGTTCAGCCTGATAAGCTTTTACTCCCTCCAAATGTTATGAGTGGGCAAGCTGCACTTAATATCGCTGAGGAGCTTGTTCAGACTGGAGACCTTGGTTTGGTAGTCATTGACAGTCTTGCGGCTGTAACTCCTAATGAAGAAGTTGACGCCCCTATTGACAATTGGACTATGGGGCTACAGGCGCGCCTTATCAATAAGTTTATTCGTAAGATTGTAGTTGCTAACTCTAAAAAATCTGAAGATGGCACAGACAATGAGTGCATTGTTCTTATGTTAAACCAAGAGCGAGACAGCATGGACAAGTATAAGCCTATTCAAACTCCAGGCGGTCGGGGTAAAGATTTTGCTTCTAGTCTTACAATTCAAATCCGTAAAGGTGAGTGGATTGAAGACGGTAAGGGCTCCAAAAAGAAAGTGGTCGGGCATGTTATTAATTTTAAGGTGCTTAAAAATAAGACTTTCCCTCGTGCCCGTGAAGGTCAGTTTGATTTTTACTTTGATAAGGCTTCATGGGGTATGAAAAAGGGCCAAGTAGATAACACTAAGTCCATCGTTCTCAAGGCCATAGAGTTAGGTCTGATTAAGCAGGGAGGTGCGTGGTTTAGTTACAATGGGAAACAATACCAGGGCCAAGACAAGCTTGTAGAGGCCCTTACCAAGAAGGAAGACCTGCTTAAGAAGCTTCGTGTGCAGGTTCTCGCCACGCTTCGAGAGGAGAAGGACAAATGACACTCACTTTTATATTGAGTTACTTGGTTTGGAGTCCCAAACTATGAGCCTCTATCATGTTACCTATGACTATCATGGGAGTATGGTTCGCTTCAAGCCACGGGTTCCAAATACCATGCTAAAGAAAGAGGGTAGGCGTAAAAGAATTTGCGTGGCCCCTAGAGTGTCTGACTGTTTGCGCCTAGCATTTAAGCAGGATTACTCAGACCGTTTTCATGTTTACGAAGTTCTAGGCTCACCTAGAGGGTTAGACACCGTTTCTCCTGCCACCAAGGTTCCTGATTGGCAATTTGGCACTAAAGAGGAGGTGTGGCTTACTAAGCCTAACATTTTCAAGCATTTGGGGATTGTTCATTTCTTTAGAGTGCTAGTTCGAATGAAGAAGTGTTATCTTTGGATGGAGAAAGATTTCCCGTTTGTTCCTGATGAGGATGCTCTCTCCCCGACAGAAGCTCTGCCGTGGGTTCAATTCAGCCAGAGGCTCTCAGAAGTGAATAAGGAAATACAAGATTCCATGCTCTCCTATGACATGGTTCTACCCCCTACCTTCCAAGGAGGGAGTCTTCATGGATATTAAGTTCACTAAATCTGACATCATTATCAATCTCAGCTACCGAGAGTATCGGGAGCTGGTTACGGGTATGAAAAACACATTTATTATTAACGGGGTAACGGCCAATGATGATAGGCGCGTTGTCCTTAAAGTAGAAACGGAGGTTCCAGTTGCCGTTCCCACAAAAGACCAAAAAGCAGTTGAGCTACTC